CTGCAGTTTTTGCTAGCGAGTAGCACCCGTGGTCGTAACTCGCACCTCCTGATACATCTACCGCCCAAGCGACAGCCCCGGTACTTCGGGTGATCCGCCGGATTCCATCAGTGTACCCGCCGGCCGCAATGAAATCCCCGTCCGGGGTCCAGAGTACCTGAACCCAGCGGTCGAAGGTATCGAGGTCAAAAGACGCTGTTTCAGTGGATAGGTCAGCAGATAGGATCGACACGTGCGAGGCAACACGGCCATCGTCGTATGTGCCGACCAGAACCTCACCCGCATCGTTAATATCAATGCTTCCAACGCCATCCTCTGACCCGGTCAGGCCGGAAAATGTTGCAATCCAGGACCCATCCGGGTCGTACTTGTGGACATCGTCCTCGTCGATCGAGCCGGTGTAGATATTCCCATCCGCGTCCAGGGCCACGGCCATAGTCCACCCGCCGGGGAGGTTGATGGTCCAAATAACATCCCCTGTATCGGCGTCGATCGCCGTGAGATCGGGGCCGGTGGCCAAGATCAGACGGTGACGATCTGCGTCATAAATCAACTTAGGGGGCCTGGACCTGGTGGCGGAAAGGTCGAGCCGCTTTGCCCACTTCACCGTGCCGAACGGAGAGTACGCCCAGAAGTTCACCAGCCGGCCGTCCGTCCCGGCCCAGTCATCGGATGTATCTTCACTCCAAATATAGATAGTTCCGTCCGACCCAAGGGCGACCGACGAGCTCGCCATCGACGCGTCCCCGAGGTCGATCCCAGTAAGAAGGGTCCCGCTATCGGCTGTGAACAACCCGGCCTCGTAGTCCGGAGTGCCGTCATTGAACACCCCAGCAACCAGGTCCCACGACGAGCTCCCGTAGTCCAGGGCCTGCACAACCCGGGTCATGGATTGGATCGCGGTGTCCCCATTGACCTGCTCCGGGAACCACTTGGACAGCCCGGCCCGGCGACCACCCCGCAGCTTACCCTCGATGGGGTCGTGGGGGCGGACGTTGAGGGCAGTCTGGGTCGTGGCATCGGGCTGAGCATGGTAGCCAGCGGTGCGATTCAGGCCCTGGACAGGGAATACCAGCGGGTTCGGTGTGGCCATGGGTCTCTCCTATAACAAACAGGCCGGGCCCCGGATAAGGAGCCCGGCCCGGGATTCAACGCAGCGAACAGCTTACCGCAGGGGGTTGTCCGACGCGTCCACGCGGTCGTAGCTGACGAGAGTGCTGCGGTACGCCACCTGAACTGCGTGGATCAGCACCTCTTCGCCGTCCGTGTCATTGCCGCCGTTCGTGATGAGCTCGAAGTTCACGACGTCGTCCCGCGTCAGCGAGTTGCCCGTCAGATCGAACTCCAGCCACTGTTCGGTTGTGCTGAGGACCGTCCCCGGGGCGTCCGGGTCCAAGTCCGAGCCGAGAGCAGCTCCGGCGGTCTTGACGTACACCTCGCTGTCGAGCTCCACGTCGTCGTCGGTGCTGACCGTGAGCATGCTGGCGAGCACGCGGACCTTCAGAACGTCGGTGGCCTCGTCGTAGTCGCGGGGCACCGGGAACGTCAGATGCCCAATCGAGTCGGTGGTCTCTTCGACCTTGACGACCCGGGCGTTGGTCTCGTCAGCAGCCAGGTACGCCCCGCCGTAGAGCACGGGATCGTCCGTGGCCCCGCCGTCGTTCGTATTGACGGTGAGCACGGTGTTCAGGTCGAGGGCCGACAGGGGGATCACGAGATCCCGCAGGAAACCTGCGTCCGCCTTCGGGGAGCCGTCCGAACCGCGGCCGCCTCCCATCACGATTTGCTTGATTTCAGTCAGGAAGTTGTTCAGGCTGAACATGGAATGTCTCCTACGAGTGGAATGTCACGTTCGGCCGCTGGTAGTAGTCGCGGCGGAACTTTTGAATGGATGGGCCCCCGGCACTTCCAGGGTTCCCGAAGTAGCCGAGCTTCTTGGGGGCGGATTGCATGTCCGATCGGTACGCGTTGACCAGTGCTACGCCCCGATAGTACTCCCAGTCAGGGCCGGGGGCGTCTTCGTTGTCTCGCTCCGCCATGGCCAGACACGCCGCCCGCACGGTCTCATCAAGGGCGATGGGGGTCGGCGGTACTTCAACCAACTCCAGCAGCCCGTCGCAGCCCAGGGTGTACGGGAAAACCACCGTCAACACGTCGTCCGGTGTGGGGTACACCAGCAGCTCCCATCGCCGACGAGGGCTACCCGTGGCCATCGGCCGAACTGCGGCCAGGAACGGATCACCGGAGTCGTCAGTGACGCTTTCCCGCCACTGCCGGATGATCGCCTCGCTGGTCCAGTCCAACCCAACCCCTCGGGCCGTCCCCGAGGCGAAGGTGATGTCGCCGGAGTACTCACCCCCGAAGCCAGCAGGGAGCGTGTACTGCCCGTCCGCCGTGATGCTCCAGGTGACGCCGGCCGCCCCCGCACCGGAGGCGTCCCCGCGGACAGTGATCTGGGTCGCGGAGATGTACGTCGCGATGACAAAGTCCCCCACGCCGGTCAACGTGATCGTTCGCTCTTCCATTGAGGGGTAGAACGAATCGGACTCAGCAACCAGTGTGGTGCGGTCAGTAGCCGGGGCATAGCCCGAGGACGAGAGCAAGTTGTCGCTGTCGGTCGCGATTGTCCCCCAGAGGGTCAGCTCAGCAACCGGCCGAGCCCATCGCCATCCAGTAGGCGGGGCATCAGCAATCAGCATGCGGATGGCCTTGTTGACGATCCGCTTGCACTCGTCGAGGTCGTGTGCGTCCGAGGGAATCTCGATCGGGCCGTCCCCGTCCTCACCATAATGAGCATAGCCCAGTTTCCGGGCTACGTCCAGGATCAGATCACGGAATGTCAAAGCACTCGTCGGTTCGCTCATCAGGACCTCGAAGGAAAAAACGGACCCCGCCCCTCCGGTGAGGGGCGGGTTAATCCGTGCTTAGGACCGTTCCTGGTACGCGGCCTGGGCCCAGTCGCAGAAGATCTTCTCGTCGGCAGCATCGCCCGTCTTCACGGCGACGATCGGGGCGAGCCGGTTGGTCTGGTCGATATTGCTATCGACATCCGCCGTGGCGACGTGGTAGCCGTCCACGTAGAACTTGATCTTGTCCCGGCCACCGAAGTAAATGCCCAGCTTGTGGAAGCCGACACCCGTGGCAGCGACCCCGTCCTTGAGCGACTCGCGATCGTCCGAGGGGATGCCGGTGGCGTTCGTCGCGTCGGCCAGCACCTCCACAGCGTCATCCGTGTCGTTCTTGGTCAGGATGTTGTACGCATCGGCATCCGCGTTGTTCTGGAAGAAGCCGAGCAGTGTGACGTCCGCCGTGGAGTCGTTGTCGGCGGGATCGTCCGCGATCACGTCCTCATCAGCCCCGTCTTCCTCGACCAGGCCGATGAACGTGCCCATGTCATCATCGACATCGCCCGGGGCCACGCGGGCCTCGAACCACACCTTCTTGCCCGAGTTCTTCACGATCTTGGCGAACGCGTTGGCGACGAGGGCCCCCGCATCCCCGGCCGTGGTGTGCGTCTCGATGTCCACGATGCCGCCGGGAGTATCCGCGACGGACGTGATGGACGTGTCAGTGTCGCCCTTGTACGAGAAGTCGCCTCGCCCGATCGGGGCGGAGTCAACCGTGGTCGTGATGGCCATGGGGGCTTGGAAGTCCTCGCGGACGAAGACCCCGAGGCCCTTGTCGTTGAGGATGGAATTGGGGCAGTCGCCCCAGATGCTCGGGGACGGCTGAGCGGCCTCGCCGGCCTTGGAAAAATCTACGATACCATTCATGGTGTTATCTCCAATGTGTAAAAGAGATCAGCGGCGTTACTACCGCTGACCGCCCCCGGGGACTTCACTCGCCCCCGGGGGAAGCAGCATGCGGCTGAGCGGCCTACGAAGCCGGGATCGCCTTGTGCAGAACGAATCCTGCAGTCCGGCGGTTCGTGCAGAGGTTGTTGTGGCTGCCGTCCAGGAACACCGTAAACGTGGTGTGCTGGCCGCGGTCGATCATCGGCTCGCCCTCTTCCATCCAGTAACCATCCTGGACGAACGGCTGCAGCTTGGACCAGTCGACGCAGTAGATCGGCTCGGGACTGAAGACGTTGTCTCCACCGTCCAGGATCGTCAGATCATCGAGCTGCGGGATGTGCATGATCGGCATGCGGTTGAACATCACCGTGCCGTCAAAATCATGCAGCATCTTCCCAGCCAGATCCTTCGGGCCGTTGTTGTCGTCCCGCTTGTCCCCGAGATCCTCCAGCTCGGTCACGGTCACGTCGCCCGTATACAGCTTCGTGGGCGAGCCGACCGCATCACTGCCGGGCTTGGGTACGAACGGGGCGGGGCGGAACCGCGTGCGTCGGACGGCCTGCCGGAGCTTCCGCAGAAGGGCGTTGTCGACGGACGTGTAGGTGTCCGCGTAGTTCCGCCACTTGGTCTCCGTGCTGGCGTCGATGCCCGCACAGATGGTGCCGGTGGTGCCGCCCTGGTAGCGGATCGTCTTCGCGTGGAAGCCACCCGTGGTGGACCCGTCGTCGAGGAAGTTGAGGTAGTACGGGATGCCGTAGGGATAGAGGCGATCCGTGGCCGACGTCGGGGTCAGCCAACCTCGCTCTTCGATCAGCTCCGCGAGATCCCACATTCGCTCGGTACGACGCGACTCCAGGAGGTCGATGAAGCCCTTCGACGAGTTCTTCTGCCGCATGATCTCCAGCACGTCCCACGAGTAGTTCGTGCCGATCTGGGTCCAGGGCACATCAATCTCGTGCATGACCTTGTCGACCGTCGGCTCGTCCGTGTCGTACAGCGTGCGGTAGCGGGCACGGCCGCTGCGGTCCAGGATCATGTTCCGCTTGATGGACGTACCGCCGTCGATCCGACGTCGGTGCTCCTGGTAGATGCGGCAGAACTCGTAGTTCTGACTGTCCCACATCACCTCGAATTGACCCTTGGGCAGATCCTTCAGCGTGGTCTGGATAAGGTCCGCCAGTTCAGCATTCTTGACACCCATTTGGATTCTCCTTGTGTGGCTACGCGGCGGCTACTTGAAGACGCTGGCCAACCGCTTCGAGACCTTGCTCTCCAGCCCGCTCCGGGACGACGGGGTCCCGGTGTCGCCGGATCCCTTCGTCTTGGAGGGCTTCAGAGAAATGCCCTGTTGGCGTTTCTTGGCCGTCTTCGTGATCTTCCGTCGCACAGCGGTTTCCTTGAAATCACGTGATACAAGTTCGTGGGCCATCGACAACGCATCGTCGATTGAGAGCCGTTGGCCCCGTAGCTGCTCGGCTCCCAGCCGGATCTCGAAGGCCCTATCCAGGACCTCGTTCCGGTGCTGCACCTGGGCATCAGTCATGTTGCCCGGCTCTCCGTAAAACTCCTGATACGGCGTCAGAGCGTCCGCGGTGAAGAAGTTCTCCACCTGCTTGACCACTTGGTCATTCGCGGCCTGTTCCGCCGCCTGCTGGCCCTGCTGCAGAGAAGGAATGATGGCATTGATAGCCTGGATCGTCCCGTTCACCGGGGTTAGCAGGCCATCGACCAGCTCATCAATCAGCTCGTCCTCGCCATACTTCTCTTTCAGCCCTGCCTTGAGGGCCTGCCCATCAACAGCAGCCGGGACAGATACTCCGCTCGGGGCGGGGGTATCAGCCGCAGCAGGATCAGGGTCGGCCTGCGGCGGCGTCTGTTTGGCCTGTCGCCCAGCAGCGGCGAACGTGGCCAGTTCGTCGTTCCGGCTCTGGTGAACCCGCCCTGCGATGTTGACGAACTTGTCGCCCATAACCCGAAGGTTCTGGTCGATCTCTTCGTCGTCCCAACCGCGAGCTTTCAGGCTACGCCGGTACGGGTCAGGCAGGGTTGGGGCGTCAGGGTCAACTTCGACCTCCGCCGCAGCCGCCTGGGCGTCTGCCTCTTCACCTTCTTCGGCCTCATCGGCCTCGTCATCTTCGACGTCCTCGACCTCGTCTTCCGGTTCGGGGGCGTCGACTGGTTCGTCCTCGTCGACATCATCTTCGACATCCTCGACCTCGTCTTCCTCACCGGCCGGGTCCTCGTCGACCTCATCGTCTTCGGTGAACACGTCGGCCAGGCGGGTCTGAACATCTTCTTCGAGCGAACGCCGAGTCTCACTCGCCGCCGCGATCTCGTCCGGGGTCTCGATCTGGGTCTGTTCGGGTGCTTCTGTGTATTCGGTTCCATTAACTGTCATCGTCAGGGTCTCCAATTTGTCGCTGCCGCGTGAGCGGGGTAGGGACGGTGTCTGAATCAAGCTACCATTATACTATATCCGGGTCCGGCTGTCAACCTAGTTTTTTTCCTCCCACCCGATCACTTCGAGGGCCTTGAGCTTCTGTTGGCGATTCCGGGCGATCGGCACGCCGTACAGTTCGTCCGTGGGGTCGTCTGAGACCTCCACATCCGGGGCCTGCCGTCGCAACTGGGCGATCTCTTCCGGCGTGTTACACGCCATGGAGAACATCATAATCGGCTTGGCGAACGGACGCGGGGGACCGGGGGCCTCCGCACGGAAATCCCGGTTCATCTCGGCCCCGCACTCGCACACTGGGACTTGACGATCCTGGGAGATCTCCTGGAATACGGAGTCCTCCCGCTCGCACTCGGGACAGCGGTAACAATACAATGGCATACGGGTCTCCTTGTTAATAGGTAGTCGGGCCCTTCAACATCCGCTGGACCTCGTTGGCTCCAGCCTGGGCCTGCTGGCGATCCTGGGTGTCTTCGGCGGGGACTCCGCCCATGACCTGGCCGGGCTGCCCGTTCTGCAGCAACGCCTGGAGAGCTCTCTGGGCCTGCGGCGATGGTCCGGCCTGCTGAGCACCCCCAGGAACGCCCTGGGAACCCTCGGCTTGCGGCCCCCGCATCATCAGGGCCGCGGTCTGCATCTGCGTCTCCGGGTCGAGGAAGACCTGGTCGATCCAGTCGATCCCCCGGTCGCGGGCCATCTTCTCGATGAAGGTCCTCGCCGAGAACGGGATCCCCAACTGCATCGCAACCATGGCCGCCTGCATCGCAGCCGGCAGAATCTTGACGGCGAACTCCATCGCCTCCGCATAGCGGGCCTGCTCATCCTTCCGGCTCATCGACTCCGGCTCTACCGAGAACGTGAAGTCCAGGAAGTCCCCGCTCCGGGCTTCCGGCGTCAGGAACACCTGCTGCTCAATCTCTCGGGCGGGGGAGACCATCACCGGACCCTGTGGCGAAGCCTGGTACTCCGCCGGGATTCGTTGCCGCTGGACCAGCGGAAGCTCGATGAACGGGTCTGTGTGAAGATACCACGCCCGCTTCCGGGCCTCAGCCGCAGACATCTGGTAGACCATGTCCTGCATGTCCCGCAGGTGGACAGATGCGTTCTGGGCCAGAATCCGGGCCTCTGTCGCCGAGTCAGCGTCCGTGCGGCTGCCGCCCAGGGCCTCGGGGTTCGCCGCCATCGTCGAGAACCAGTTGTTGAGCTGGGCCAGGTGAATCTCGTTGGTCTGCTGCTGGCCGCCGAAGTCATAGGTGCGGATCCCGTCGGGATCATCCATCGCCACCGCCTCACCGTCCGCGGCGTCGAGGGCCTCCTGGGCGTCATCCGCGGCCGATCGCTTGTAGCCCATCACCGACTTCTGCCGCTCGGCCTGGTCGATGATCTTCTTCGCCATCCGGTTCGCCAGGACGTGGAGGTCGTACCAGACCCCGACTGCCGGCACGGGCAGAGGATTCCCTGGCACCGGGGGCGTGAGGCTCAGCAATGTGTACGGGCCGGTGTCCGGGCCGTAGTAGTCGTCGATGCGGAGGTAGTCGTCGAACTGCACGCTGTTGGTTCCGGGGACCGTCACGATCGCGTTCGCCTCGGGGACCCACAGTTCCGTCACCGCGACGAGCTCGCGAAGGTTCGTGTCGTCACCTGGCTTCACCCGTTTCTGGGAGAGGTTGTGGGCGAACTCTTCCGACGTCATTTCGTCGATCGACGGCAGACGCTCGACCAGGTCGTTCTTGTAGAGGCCGGAGTCCAAGAGCACGGAACGGGGTACGTAGATCCGGTCCCCCATGTACGCTGCGTCCCGGAACATATAATCCCGGGAGGCCGGGTCGACCACGAAGTTGTCGAAGTCGACGGCCTCGGTGTAGATGGACCCCGCGTCGACGCTGTCATACTCGTCGAGAGCGTAGATCGTGTCTGATTCCGCGAGTCCGGTCTTCAGGATTCCCAGGGTGAACACCGCGTCGACGATCACCCGTCGGTACACGTCCTTGATGTCGATTTCCCGGTCTTGGAACGACAACGCCATCTCCAACATCCTGGCATACTCACGGTGAACGACCCACCGGGAGTTGACGTTGTGCGTCGGGTACGACATCACGATGTTCGGGATCAGGACCCGGATCGCGTTGAAGATCAGGTTGAGGGCCTCCGTGCCGATCTCGCCGGACGTGCGGTCGTAGTACTGGCCGACGTAGCTCCGAAGAAACAGGAGGCGGGCGTTCCGAAAGTTGCGGAAGCGGTCGAAGCCCTTCTGCACGTTGGTCTGGAGTTTCTTAGGGGCGATCTCTGAAGGCATAGGTGGTTCCTTATCGGGTCTGGTTGAAGTCGAATCGGCGGGTGTTCGCCCGGGCTTTCTGACGACGCTTCCACGCCTCGAACCGGCCGGCGAACGTCTGCGTCGGGGCGTCGATCGGCTTGGACCGACGCTGGACCATCTTGTCCCCGATCCCCACCAGGGCCAGCATGTCCGCGATGACGCGGTCGCCGTGCGTCTTGCGGGCGGAGGCGGACTCTTCAACGAGCTCCGCGGGGCCGATGCCGCCGTTCTCGTAGTGGATGTACGTCAGGGCCTCATCCAGGGCCTTGGCATCATGGTTGATGAACTGGCCATGGGCGTAGGCCCGGCGGAGGGATCCCAGGGCAGCGGCCTTCTTCTCCGGCGAACTCCGCCAGCCGTATCGCTTCCCGACCTTCTCGCTGCGACGGCCCACCGCCCGGTCGAAATAGATATTTGGATAGTTGTATATGTGGGTAACCTGCCGGCCGAAGTCGAAGCCGGGGTCGCCGTTGTTCTCCCAGATCAGGAGCGGACGGTTGCGGCCGCCAGCCCACAGACAAGCAGCCACGGCGATCCGGGCCAGCTCGTAGGGCGGGGTCGTGGCGTCGACGAATGAGGCGACCTTCTCCCGCGTCTCGGCACAGGTGACGTTCACCACCGAGTTCGAGGCCCCCATTCCCTTCGAGATGTCCGCACTCACGACGTAGGACTTGGTCTGGTCCGGCCGGCCCTTCGTGAGCGTCCCCCAGACTGACCAGGGCCCGTTCGGTGTGACGGCGAGCTTCTTCCGATCCCGGCGAGCGAGCAGGTTCTGCACGTCCCCGTCCGGGACCTTCTTGTGGAAGTTGATGGTCAGCGTCCTCACCGGCGGCTGGGCGAAGAGCTTGCGGTGTTCCTCCAGGACCGGGCCCTCGAAGAACGTGTCGCCGGAGCCGACGTGGTCCATGTCGACTTCGATGGCGAGTTCCTTGGGGGAACGTCGCTTTTCCTCGTGGTCGTACCACGGCGAGTGGATCTTCCAGCGGCCCAGGTCATCCTGCTTGACGTAGCGGCCCTTGCCCTTCTCGGGGTGGTCCCACCACGGGAGGATGAACACCGGGATCATGCCGGACAACCGCCACTTGGAGTACGCTGTGCCGGCCCCGTTCGGAGTCGAGCACACGAGCCGGCAGGCGGTGACGTCGCGGGTCGACCGCTTGATGCTCTCGCCCTCCTTCATCTTCGCCATCTCGTCCAGGAAGATGCTGGTACGCCGGTCAGAACTGCCGGCCGTCGCGTTGGCGGACTCGCCGTCGACACGGGAGCCGTTGTCCAGGTTGACGAGGTGCATCTTCTTGCGGCTCATCCGCGGCAGCATCCACTTCGGCAGCCGGGAGAGGATGTAGTCGATCTTGCCGAACAGGGTGCCGGGATCAGCCAGCGGCCCGTGCGGGTATTTCTTCGGGAGCCCGTCGAGGATGTCAACCGCGTCTTCCTTACGGGAGATCATCAGGTGGGACTCGGAGTCGCGGAACAGCAGCCTGTGGGCGTAGACGACGATGTGGTCCCACGTCGCCCCCATGTCACGTGACTTGTCCGTGAGCAGGTCCTCACCTTCCTCGATTCCCTGCTCGATTCGCAGGATGTGGCGGTCCTGGATTTCCCAGGTCACCATCGGCAGGTGGGCATTTTCGGCTTGGCGGACCTGGCCGGTATCGGACGGTTGGAACACCCGCAGCGTGAACGCGAACGCATTGACGAAGAACAGGACCGACTGAGCACAGGCCGTGTAGAGGTCGACCTGCAGCTCATCATCCTCTTCCGCCGCCGCGAGCAGATCGGCCCGCCACTTGAGGTTCGCTTCTTGCGTCTTGGGGACCAGCAGCCCGGTGATCGGGTCTTTCCAGTCGTACTGTCGCCGGGGGAAGGGCGTGGGGAGCTTGGGCTCGGTGGCGAACTCATTCGGCATCAGTGTCCCCCTTCGGCCGGCGAGTCGGGGGGCCCTTGGTTCGGAGGGAACCCTCGACTTCCACCACTGCACGCTTCGCCAGGCCGTTCAGGCGGCTCGCGGACAGCTCGCGGACCCGCTCGGCGGCGGAGACCCTGGTTTCGTCCTCGTCGATCGCCTGGGGCGTCCTACCCTCCATGCGATCGTAGACCATCTGCACAGCCCACTGCTGCGGACCAATCTCGATCTTCTTCTCACGACCCTCATCATCACGGATCGTGTCAACAAAGCCCAGGGCCCGCTTCCACAGCAGATCGGCGAGGGCCTCACCCTTCGTGATGAGGGCACCATCGTCGTCGATCGTGTGGACCTCAGCCGCCATCTGGCGGAGGTGCTTGGTCAACTGCCGCGGATTGTAGGGTTTGGGCTTGGCCACGAGATTATGCCTTCCAGCTCGGCTCACCACCGGGGTTTTCCGGCTTGTTCTGGATGATCCGACCGACCCCGACGAGGGTGAAATCACCCTGCCCGGACGCCTTGGCCTTCAGCCCGACGCCGTCAGCGTTGGCCAGGCCCATCGAAGAGTGCTCGTAGCTGACGATGTGGGTCCCCTGACCCCCATGGGCAACTCGCTCGCCGGCATCGACATCCCCGCCGACGTCCTTGTCCGCGAACACCTCGACGGTGATGTCGTCGATCACCATGAGATTGAGGGCCAACACCCGCAACTGCTCGTAGCTCTGCAGCGTGACCTCGACTTGCTGATCGTCGTACAGCTTCACGGGGGTTGCGGTAGTGGCGTCCGACGAGCTCAGCTCCAGTTTGACGTATTTTCCTTGCAGCATCATGGGCTCCTTCAGTGAGCGTTGTGTGTAAAATAGCGATCGGGGAGCCCACGTCCAAGACCCGGAGAGAACGGGGCTCAACCCGATCGGCAAGGGCTACGCTGAGTTGTCTTTGAACAGGATCAGGCGGATTGTGGCATCGCCCTCCCCGTCTGCCACGTTGCGTTTCACCTTGATCTCGTCCACCGCGGTCATCACGGTCGCTTCTACGTCCGACAGGGTCCCCACTGCGGCCACTTGGTTCACGGCCAGATGGACGGGGATGTTGGCAGCGATCTTGATTCGCTCCGCGGAGTCATCTGCAGTGCTCCCGAGGGACAGCAGGACGTCCTTGTCGGACTCGATCCAGAGGGTGTCGTAGGTCGTGAAGCCCCCATCCCCATCTTCCCACAGGGTCGCAACCCCGTAGTTATCAGGGACGGTGCGAACTGACTCGAACATCTCGGCATCAGTGAGCGTTTCGGACTGGTTGGGGGTCAAGCCGCGGGCCCCGGGGTCCTCGCTGCCCCGATTCAGGTCGAGAAACGCGGAGTCGGACCACTGGCCGGTCAGGGCGTGGTAGTGTTTGAGTGTCAGGTCTGGCATATCGGGTCCTCTGTCGGGGCTCGTGCGATCGCCTACTATTATAACCGATGGAGAGGCGGGGTGGAAGGGTGATTCCCAGATTTTTTCATATATTTTTTGGAGGGGGCCTGGGGACCCGTTGGACCCGGGGGGTGTAAAGAGACCTTTACGTGTAAAGAGACCTTTACAGGCTGATTTTGTGTGGTGAAGGCGGGTGCTAGATAAACACCCACCGGGACCCCCACGAAAAACCCAAAGGTCGTACCCCGGGGACCACCTAACAGAACCCTAACGCCGGCTGTTCGGTGTTCGGTGTCTGTTTGGCGTGTCTGTTCGGCGTCTGTAAGGGTATCTTTACACCCTAACAGACTGTAAAGACGTCTTAACGATATGTTAATGTTTTGTTAGGTATGTAAAGCTTTACATACACCCAATATTGCGTGAATCTACAAAGCGACTATGCACATTTACGTTGCTCGGACAGAATCGATGGGACAATTAACGTAAAGGTACCTTTACAATTCGACCTTTACAGTCGTTGTAAGTGTAGGCGTGGACAGTAGTTACCCCTACCTTTACAACCGCCCATTTCGCCCCCAATTAATTGTCCCATATTGAAAACCGTTCCCATATAGGGAATAATTTCCCACTCACTCTCTCTTCTCCCTTAACTTTTTCTCACTAGCAACCGATATTCAATATGGGTCAATTAATGTAAAACACCTAATCACCTTACTTCACCTAGACTTACCGTTTTCACCTTTACACCCCGTCAAAAAACCGCCTTTTCGCATTTGCATTCCCACCATTCACCACGTATACTTCAAGTGTAAAAGCGGCCGCCAAATTGGCCGTTCATGCAAACCCCTTTTACACTGGAGACAAGACCAATGATGACAAAACGCCACTTCGAGAAGCTAGCAGAGATATTAGGATCCGCCATGCCGGAATTAGACGGAACGTCGTATCGAATCGGGACTATGCTTTGTGAGCGTATCGCGGCATTGTGCGAAGAAGACAATCCCCACTTTGACCGGGCCCGCTTTTGTGCTGCAGTCAACGCCCATGCAAAGCGGATTGATCCGTATTTCCTACACTGGAACGGGTGAACCCTTTACACTGGGAAGGAAAAGAACCGATGGCAAACCAAGTCAAAACGGAATTGAATCTCACGGATACAGAATGGCGGATATTAGAACATCGCCTGCAGGTCCCTGATGCGATCGCGGACACGCTGCAGGATGACGGTATTGCTCATCCCACCGACGTGCATATTATCGCTGAATTGCTCCAAGTGGGGGATTGGCGTGCGGCCGATGCTCACTCGGAACGTATCACGCAAGAAGTTCTCTTCGACGCTGTAGAAGGATGTACGTGGCTGGGAGCAATGAAAGCAACGGAATCCGCCCAAGCGATTCGTGCCCATGATCGAGCATACGAAAGCCTGTGCGACAAGCTGGAAGCAAGATATCCGCACGCCCGCCGGATTCAGCGGGTATAAAACCCTTTACACTGGAAGGAAAGAACCGATGACAGAATCACTGGAACAGATAGCGGCCGATGCAAAGTCACTGCTGGAAGCTGCCGACAGAATGGAAGCGGCTGGAATCCCGACGAGCGAGATCGCATACGTAACGCACGTGGACCGTACCCTTGCGTATATCAATCGTGGCGACACGTACGATCTGACCATCGGGCGAGAAGCGAACGGGCCCTTGATTGTGACTTCATGGGGCGGGTGGATTGAATCACTCCAAGCAGAACACTGCCGCGAAAACGACCTGATACAATGCGGA